GTTATCGTATTGGCATTCTCATTGATAATATTATTACCGTCTTGATCTTGTATGTTGTCTACTTTTATTATACTTGTCATAATTATTGAAATTTGTACCTTATTACTACTATTCCTGAACCACCTTTACCTACAGTACCAGGATTAGATCTACATCCTCCTGCTCCTGTGTTAGTTGCACCATCATTAGCTGGATCAGAAGTTTCAGATCCTCTTCCTCCTGCCCCATAAACAACTGATGCATTTGTTATTGAACTTGTCACTGAAGCACCTCCGTTATCAGCACTCGAAGGACCTGTTCCTCCAGCTCCGCCAGCGCCACCACCGCCACCACCTCTAGATGGTCCACCTGCTGCTCCATTAGTGCCTTGAGCAGGACTTACTGGTGGAGTATTTCCAGTTCCACCTGCTGCTCCTGGAGTAGAACCTCCACCTCCAGAACCTCCGTTACCTCCAGGACCATTAATATATGTTCCACCTCTTCCACCACCTGCTGAGGTTATTGTACTAAAAATTGAATTGCCCCCTGTCGCTGAATTTCCTCCTGCACCTACTGTAATTGGAAAACCTGTTGCCGTAATTGTTACTCTGTTTGGTGAAGTTGGATAACCATCTAAAGGACTTGCTGTATAAGGTGTTAATGGAGTTTTAACTTCTCTAAGACCACCAGCACCACCACCTCCTCCTCTTCCACCACAAGAGGCACTTCCTCCACCAGCTATTACTAAATAAGAAACTACATTTTCTGGTGCTTCACTAGATATTGCTGAAACACAAAAAGTTCCAGGACCTGTGAAAGTATGAATTTTACAATTACCAACTGTCGCAACAGAATTACCACCTGTTGCTGTAATAAAACTTCTTCCCGATACTGAATTAGATGTTTCTTGTACATTAATCCAACCTTCAGTTCCATCTACATATACAAATGTAGCAGATTGACCTTCTGTTGATAGTGTTGCATTTGCTGCAACACCTCCTATTTTTTCTGAACCATTTGGACTAACTGTTAAATTATTTGTTTGAAAAGTTCTTGTGTAGTCCGAAACTGCAACTATAGCACCAGCAGAACCAGCTGGTAAATTTACTGTAAATGCACCTCCCGATGTATTACAAAAATAACCTTCACCACTTGCTGCAGTAAATGTAGCAGTTTTAATTGATCCAGTTTGCCAATCAACAGTTCCTGTTCTACCAAATCCTGTTTGACTTGCGCCACTAGCTAATGAAACTGTATCACCACTTGCACCTAATGTAATAGTAGTTCCTGATTGACTGATAATATTACCAGCGTCAGATGCTTGAACAGCATTTGTTTTTACAACATTACCTGGAACTGCAACTGATTTACAAGCTGACCCTACAGTAATTGTACTGCCTGATTGTGCGTCTATTTCATTTACTTCTATTTTACTCATTAAATTATTACCAATGTTCCTGTTGCTGTTATTGTTCCTGTAATTGTTACTGGCCCTGCTAATACACCTGAGTCCATTGTTTGAACTTCATCTAAAGTAGAAGCATGAGTTACAACGTATCCTGTTGCCTCCATCACAGGTGACATTGCTTTCTTTGCAGGGATTGTACAAAATACTTCTTTTGATCCTGAACCAAAATCAATCTTAGATGTGTTTCCTGATGAATTACTTATCACTGTGTCTCTAGATAGAGTATCGGGAGAGGCATCGGTAACTGTACCAATACCAACTTCAAACTTATCTGTACCTGTTTCTGCAATACAATAATACGTAGTATTAGTTGTACCAACTCCAGCTACAAAAGTAATGAAATCCTGTGAAGCACCAGCTAGGTTTAACGTTCCCGTTCCCGAGGTAGTGCTTGTCTCTTTAACTCTATCGTTAATGACAAGTGCCATCTAAACCTCTCTTACGTTAATCTTAATATTGCTGCAGATGTTGTAAATGCAGGGAACTGAATTGTAAATGTTCCTGCAGTTGCAGTTTTATCTCCACCAAAATCTAAAACACAAACGGCATCAGTAGTACCTGAACCACCGTCTGTTGTTGTGTTGTAAATTAAAGCTCCTCTAGCTGTTAATGTTACTCCTGTAAAAGATAAATCAGCAAAGTCAGTAATTGCCACTGATGATGATACTTTTACACCTTGGGTTACAAGTGCTTTACCACCCGCAGTGTATCCTGAAGAAGTAACTTCAGTATTAGATCCACCACCTGGGTTTGTTGCATAGTTTGTTGTTGATTTTCCTAATGTTGCTGATGATGTATACATCGCTAATTTATATGTATCAGATGATGTATCAAAGTCGTGTTTTCCTTGAAGTAATTCTTTTTTAAAAGAATCACAAATTGCGTTAGTAGTTATAGCCATAATAGTTCTCCTTTAATTTTTTATGGTGATGGTGAAGGTACTTGAACTCTAGGTACCCCATCATCGTATTCTGCTCGTCTTCTTCTCCCCATTTGTTGGAGAGCAAAATTTTGTACACTTTCATTATACTTACTTTTATATAGATTGTACATATCCATGGGACCTTTGAGATAAGCAAAAGCCTCTGTTAGAACTCCGTCTAAAAGCATTCCTTGTTGGTATTCTGATAAATAAGTATTGTTAGTAGAGGTAAAATTTGGTGGTGTAATTATATAGTTTAGTTGAACACCATAAGCTTGATCTGGAGTTGGAGCTACAACAATTGAAGCGTCATCCCAATTAGCATAATATTTTGGTAATCCTGTTGTATTACTTCCATTATATTCTGATATAAAACTAGTATCTCTTTTTTCTAAAAAAGTTCTAGCGCTAGTAATACTAGTATCAGCAAACACTTGTAATGATCTAATAACTAAAAAATCTGCAGGTGTTACTAAATATCTTTTGTTTGCAGTGAATGATGAAGTTGCATATTTTCTTGTATCATCATAGTCCACGGCTCCTGCTACATTCAATTCTGTGTTTCTTATAAATTGTCCAATAATGGTATCACTCAATACATTTGAGTCTACTTCTGTGTAGTTTCGAACTTGTGTTAAAAAATCTGAATAAGTTATAGCCATTATGTGATACTCACGGTTACTGAATTAATTTGCATAGATACTTGTCTTCTTCTATTTTGTAATGATGGATCTGCGGGAATCATTGATGATGTTCCTTGATTTAAAAATCCAAATTGTCCAGGTAAAGTTAAATTTGCTACACCAACTGTAATACCACCAGAGTCAGCTATAGTTGTATCGTTAGCTGCAACAGTTGTAGGTTGTTGAAATCTCATTGATCTTGTATTTTGTAAAGCTACTGCATCTGCTTTATGATAAGGAGGATCTAGTTGTGGGTGTTTAGGTTCAAACTCTGAGATATGAACTAAGGCACCTGTCCACTCTTTTACCATTTCTTTGTATGGGAATGCTTGTCCAGATCTATCGGAGATAGCTTTAGAATGTTTTCCTGTTGCGTAACTCATTATGAACCACTCCCAAAATAAGTTTGTGGAGAAATGTAAACTGAAGTTCTTGAACCGTCTTCGTTTAATGCTCTAATTAATTCATCTTCATATAATTGTTTTAATAATTGAATTCTATCTGGTGCTCTTTTTTGTGATAAATAATATGCAAGGCCAGAACACATACAAGGTAAAAATCTGTAAGCCACATCAGGTGTTTTTGTAAATCCACCTGCATCTTCAATTCTATTTATTGTATAAAATTTTAATGTTGTATAAGTTGTTGCATCAGGAGCTAGATATAAACTTATAGTTGGTGTTGTTTGTCTATCAACATAATACTGTGATGGTTGTCCTCTTTGTAATTTATTTGGAAGTGCAGCATAAGCTGATCTATCAATTTTTGTTAATGAGATATCGTTTGTTGATGAAGTGTTTCCTGCTGCGTTTGTTGTAGAGATGTATGCTTCAAGAACATCATTAACATCTGTATCTACAGTGTATGTAGCAGTTCCAGCAACTAATGCTTTTTCATTTAGTTTAACTTTCCAAAGGTGTATACCTCTATTACCCCATTCTGAAAATAAAAGATTTAAACTTCTTCTTGCGCTACGTAAGTCATTACCACTATTAGTCCGCATACCACATCGTTCGTATGCTTCTTCAATAATGTCATCGATCTGAAGATCGAATGATGTAGTTCCTGATGTAGCCATAATTCATTACATTATATCTTTATAATAATCCAAAGACTTTCCTGGTATTAAGTTTTCATCTTGAAGGCCTTGACCTTGAGTTCTAGCTGCACCATAACCTTTAGCCATATCACCTTTGTAAGCTTTCATCATTTTACCTTTTCTAGCTTGTTGTTGTCCTGTAGTTACTTGATTTTTTTCATCCTCAGGTTTAGTAACATCATTTAGCATTGCGATTGGTGAAACAGCTTTAATAGCTTTTTTCTTTTTTTTGTCGCTTAACATTTTAGCACCAAGTAATCCCATCGTAGCAATACCTAAAACAGCTTTAATAGGTTTTTGTTTCATATTTGATTCGATGGCTTTTGCTCTTTTTTTCTCGTAACCAGATAATTGGCCATCTTTATCTAAGTCAGCTTTTTTTGGATTTTGTAACATAGTATCTCCCCCTGTACTCATTTTTAAAAGATCAGCGTGATAATCTTTTGTACTTGTTTTACTTAATTTAGTTTTTAATTTTTTAACTTTTGCTTTTTTTTCTGGGGACATTGTTGCAACGTCATATACTAAATTTGCTGCAGTCAATCCTAAACCAACTGGAGTAACTGCTCTTCCGATTTTAGCAATCTTACTAGCTGCTCTTAATTTCTTAGCTGCACTTGCAGTAACCAATGCTTTCGATGCACTTGCAGGTTTATCTATTTTACTAGAAAAACTAAGACCTTTCAGTAATTTTGAAGTTTTCTGTCCAGCTTTAAAAGCTTTTTGTTCAAATGCTTTAGGGTATGCACCTTTTCCTGGAGCATTTCTAGTTTTTGCAAATAAGCCTTTTAATTTATCTGATAATTTTGACATAGTTATTTTCCCTAGATTTCTATCATACCACCATAATACTTCTTGGTAAAGGTGCTAACGTTTGTTGGTTTACCTCCAGGATTACCGGCTGCTCTCTTTCTTGCAACAGCAGAACGCTTTTGCGAGTCTGTCATTCGGTTTGCTTTTGCAGCAGGCACGCATTTGGGGTACTTTCTTTTTGATCCACTTGCAGATTTTCTTCCACATTCTTTATACCCTCCTCCTTTTTTAGGTGATCCTATATCGACCCATTTTTCATTGAACCATTTTTTAAGACCCATTAGAATACGCCTTTGAATCCCATGCCTCTAATTGCAGCTCCACCACCTCTTGTAAATTCTGGAACTTTTCTTCCTTTACCTGCATCTCCGTATGCACTTGTTGTAGTATCAACTTTCATAGATTCAGAAGGCTCGGCAATTGAGTATGGTTTTTTCTTAGGTTTTTTATAATTATATTTTTTTTCTTTTGGAAAATTTTCAATCACTTTTTGTGCTTCAGATTTTAATTCTTCGACTGAAATTCCACTTTTTGCTTTTATTACAGATTGTAAACTTTTAGCTTGTGCAGCATGTAGTTTAGATGCTTTTTTTAACCCAGTTATA